TAGGAACATAATTCGTAATGCTCAACAAAGTGTTGCTCCGCGAGGAGGTGGTATGGGACAGTCTAATGGAGATCTGTCAGATACTGAAGTCCTCTCAGGGCTTAAAAAATTAGGATTTACCTAGAAAGTAAATTATTATGGCTGCTACTAGTACTACTGAAACATGGGATGCGGCGTGGACTCTCACGATGCGTTCCAAGCGCAAGCGTTTGACGGATAATATTTTTGATGAATATCCGTTGTTGAAGATGTTGTCGGCTAATGCTGAGGTCGAAGCCGGTGGTAAAGAGATCCAAGAGGACTTGCTGTATGGTAAGAACTCTGCTACCTGGTTTGATGGATATGATACGGTCAACACGGATGCTGTTGATGGTATCACGATGGGATATGCACCCTGGCGTTATACTGCTACTCCTATCACTATCTCTATGACCGAGCGTGACGAAGGTCGTCTTAGTGATGCCGCTAAGAAGATCCTCGAAGCTAAGACTCAGCAGTCTATGTTGACTGCGCGTGATGCCGTTAATGCGGCGTTCTTTAGTGCACAAACTGGTAAGTCTACGCTAGGCTTGCAGGATTTGATTGCTGATGCTCCAACGAGCGGTACGGTTATGGGTATTAATCGTGCTAACGAGTCTTGGTGGAGGAATCAGGTTGATACTACGTCTTCGGATGTAGATAGTATTTCGAGCAATATTAATGTTGGTACTCAGCGTTTGGGTGCTGTCTGGAATAACTGCTCTGAGGGTAACGATACGCCTTCGCATATCTTTACTACTTTGACGGTGTTCGGTGACATGCAGAACCTTTTCGAGGGTACTGGATATGCTCGTTTGGCCGCGGGTGAGACGGGCAAAGCTGACGCAGGTTCGCCTATCTTCCGTGGTGCCACGATTCAGTATGATCGTGATTGTCCGTCGCAGCACGCATATCTTATCAACAGCAAGTATCTTAAGTTGAAGATACAACAGGGTAAGAACTTTGCGAAGACTGCGTTTAAAGAGCCTGTTAATCAGTTCGCGATGGTTGCGTATATCGTGTTTGGTTGCCAGCTTGTTATCAATAACGCACGGCGTCATGGTGTCGCCACTGCGCTAACCTAATATCCTGCCTCCAAGCCAATGGAGGTTTACCCCTGACCATAGGGAAAGGAATTTAAAATGTCTTATAGTGAGCTTAATAATAACTTTGGCACTAATCGTATTGGCGGTACTGGTGTAGGCAGTAAAGCCGGCCAAAGTATTTACGCAGAATCTTCTTACGCTAAGTTTGCTGTTGGAGCAAAGTTAGAGTTAGCTGATGGCCGTACTTTTAGATATGGAGTAACTGCAGCTGCTATTCCTGCGGGTTATTTAGTTGCGACAGATGCGTCAGCTACCTGTCACGCTAAGTTGCAGAATAAAGTGCAAGCTGCTGCAGGTGATTATAGTCCAGCTGCAGGCTCGTCGAAGGTTCAGATTGAAATAGCGTCAATAACTGCAGATCAGTATGCAGGAGGCTATCTTCAAATAATGACTGCGCCTACAACGGGTGTTGGCGAAGGTATCCAGTATCGTATCAAAAGCAATAGCGCAACATCTGCTACGGTATCAAATGATGTTGATTTTGAGCTTTATGATCCGATTAAAGTTGCGCTAACTACTGCTTCTGATATTATGATCTCTAGCAATCCATATAACAAGTTAGTAAGTGCTACTACTACAGATATTTTAATCGCAGGTGTTAGTCCGATCGCCTTCACTTCAGGTTACTATGGATGGTTTCAAACGTCTGGAGTTGCCACGGTGTTGATGGAGACTAACGGCACAGCAGTACCTGCCATTGGAGATAATTTAACTCTTGGTGATGGTGTTGCTGGTGCTGTACAGCTACAGGATGCTTACACAGAGCCTCTAGCCGGTATCTGCGCTCAAATTTCTGCTGATGGTGAGTACGTAAGTGTATACCTACGCCTTGGCGAAGTGTAAACATTTATTACTAAGGTGGGGGCATCGAGGCGGTGTCCTCACCTTATTTATAAGGATTTATATATGGCTACACGCAAAGAAAATCCGATTCGTAGGACTACAAAAGGCAAAGGAGCCAACTACAGACCTACTAAGTCTGGAGCAGGTATGACTTCTAAAGGCGTCAAAGCCTACCGTAGTGCTAATCCTGGCAGTAAGTTAAAAACAGCAGTAACTGGTAAAGCTAAACCTGGCTCAGCCGCAGCAAAAAGACGTAAGAGTTACTGCGCTAGATCTGCTGGGCAGCTTAGGAATTCTAGTGCTAAAACACGTAATGATCCTAATAGCAGAATACGCCAAGCTCGTAAACGATGGAAGTGTTCATAATGGCTAAACGTGGATTGTATGCAAACATACATGCTAAACGTAAACGTATAAAAAGTGGATCTAACGAGAAAATGCGAAAGCCTGGAAGTAAAGGTGCTCCTACGGCTAAGGCTTTTGTAAAATCTAAACGTACTGCTAAGAAACCTAAATAGGAGAAATCTAATGCCTAACGTCGGTGGTAAGAAGTTCTCATATTCCAAGGCAGGTCAGAAAGCTGCCAAGTCCTACGCTAAGTCCACAGGAAAAACTGTTACTAAGCGTAAGCCTAAACGTAAATCCAAATGAATAAGACAACCCAACCCTCTAAGCCCACTACGGATAGTGCTGTCCAGAAAGACGCTCTTACAGCGGATGCACTAGTACAGCTTATCCAGGGATCGTCTGATGAAACTAAGAGTCTTATGGCTAAAGCTCTTGGTGTATCGACAGTTACGAAGAAACGCCGTAAGGGTAATATTGATGCTCTCCAGAATATGCGTACGTTTGGAGAAGCCTATCACGGTGAGGATTTTGTGCCTGTAGCTCCAGAGGCAATCGCACTTAAAGGCGAGCGTGCTGTAGAGCTGTGGCAGAAGAAATGGAAAGACGGTAATCAACTAAGTAGCACGGGTATTGAATACGATGACGATTTCGAGGCTTTGGCTCTAACAGCGAGTGAGTAAATATGACTCCGCAGACTATATTAGATATAGCATTACGGCGTGCAGGTTTGACGGTTACTAACCAAACGTATCGTGATAATGGTATAGATTATGCAAATATGACAATGGCAGAGTTGCTAGCTATGCCTTGGGTATTTAGACATAAGCAAGGTACGTTTACAACGTCTTCTGGTACGTCTGAGTATGATCTAGCATCTGATGTAGCTCATACTAGACATTTTAAAGATACAACTAATGACAACCCGATTAAGATTGTAACTGAGAGTTATATAGATGAACTAGACATAGACAGGTCAGAAACTGGCGATCCTAGATTTTTGTTCTTCAGTGGGGTGAACGAATCCTCTGATGGCGAATCTCAGGTCACTTTGTATCCTCAACCAGACTCTACGGCTACTGTGACTTACGAATACGTAGCTAATGTGCCTGATATTACGACTACTAATCTTACTACTAATTATGACATCTACGCTCCTGTATGGTTTCAAGCTGCTGTGATTCATGGCATATCAGAATTATATCATTCTGAAAAAGGCGATCCAGATGGAGCAATCAAAGAAAACGAGTACAAACAAAGTTATGTACAAACAGGGTTAATGTACAATCGTAACTCTAGTTCAGACCGTAAATTCCGTATGGGACGTAGAGACTCTATGTCTGGCCAGTTTAACTTCGTAGTTCGTGAAGGATCATTACAGGTAGCTTCATAATGGCGATACAAGCGGACGGTATTCAATTTGGCCCGTGGCAGACAGTGAATTATTCTGTCCCTGCCATTGATCTGGAACCTAATGTGTTGTCTAGGATTGAAAATATGTACCTAGATAACGCTGGATCATTGAATACTCGGCGGGGAACAGCGAAGTACATATCTAGTGCTTTGTCTGGTTCCCCGTCTGTAGTGGCTACGGGCAAACAAAGATTTAGCGCGTCCTCGAGTGCAGTGTTTGTTATTGCAGGAACTAAGCTCTATGAGGATGTAGATGGTACCTGGACAGATCGTACAGCTTCGATTACTATTACAGCACACATAGATAAGTATTGGGTTACTACTAATGCAGGTGGGACATTAATAGGAGTTAATGGTATAGGCAATGATGCACCTATTAAGTGGACTGCTGCTGGGGGTAATATAGCAGCCGCTGGTATGGGATCTAGTGGTGTTACTTCTGCGGATTCGACTATATTTTGGGATAATAGACTTTGGTATGTCAGCACCAACCAAGGTGAGCGGTTAGCTCATTACTCTTCAACCACAGATATAACATCATTTGGGGCTAATGATTATTATATCACAGATGGTCAAATCACAGGTGTAGCACCCATTAAGAGCTTCCTAGGTCTCCATAATGAGGATGGCATTTGGGGTTTGTTTCCCACGGGTAATGCTGACATACCATATAGTATACAAAGACGCGCTGACCGAGGGACAATATCTAGGCGTAGCTTAGTCACTGATGAATTTGGCAATCAGTTATTCATGCGGCGTGATGGTATATACGAATGGGGAGGATCTGAACCGCCTCAAAAAGTATCGGGTAATTTTGATGGATCAGAGTTTTGGGAAAATATTAATAAAGACAGATTAAGCTATAGTTTTGCGCATCTAGTGACTTCAGACGATCAAGTATGGTTCTGGTTGCCGTATGGCACTAATCAACAGTATATGAATGTCGCTATAGTATGGAATTACAAACTACGTCAATGGGTAGGTGTGTACACGGCAAACACTCGTATTTGTGGCGCGTATTTTAATGACTTACCACATTTAGGAGGAAATGCTGATGGGTTGTTGTTTAAACATAACACAGGGACTAATGACGCTTCGTTGGCCTTTACAGTTAAAGCTACTACTGCTGCTACGCCTCCTGTGTCCGTGGCTACAAGAGTTAGATGGTTATATGCCAGACATGAGTTCAACGCTGCTGACGTAGCATATGATACATCGGTGTATCAAACAGGTCCAGGAATTGTTACAAAAGGTGATACGTTTCAGGTTGGAGATCCTACGGATGCCTTGGTAACAGAATTTACTATAGGATCTTCGAGTATTAGATCGGCAACTACAGCATTT